CGTTGACGACATGATTCATAATCAAGTTCTCATAGCGTTTGATACCCATTACATCACCAAGGGTTTATACGGGCGCAACAAAGTGGCAACGCCAAACGGGATTTCATACAATTTGTTTTCAGTCGTGTTTGAACGATTGTTATAGATGTGCGTCAATAGCATCAAACCCGCTTGTTTAATCACAGGGTACTGCGAAATGATATTTGGGTTCTGAGTATAGGTAACTGTAATTGGATTCGCTACAGTTTGATTTAACGTGTTTGGGATAGTGTTTAAGATGACCCGATTGCCCGTTGGGTCATACGAGTACGTACTTGGCGCAATTAACACGGGAACTGTGTTTGATGATGAGTAAAACTCAACCTTGTTTATTGTTACGCCCTGATTGCATCCGTTGGGACCACTGACAGCAGGCAAGTCCAAGAACACGGCAGTGTTATACAGACCAAAATTGGGGTAATACACTTTCCATGTAACTGGAAAAATAGACATCCCAAGAAAGTCCTCAATCGCCATACGAGTCGCCAATTCAATTGACGACAAGTATGTGTCCTGACTTTCATCCATGAATAGATTGAGTTGCTGTGTGATTTCCTCAAGCGTCAGCCAACCAGTGACCAAATCACGATTGATTTGTTCAAATTTCGCGTAATTAAACGGATTCCGTTGGTCGGAATAAAAAGGCGCGAGTGTTTGATTCTCAACTGCCATTAGATTACCCCTTAATCAACGCCACGAACGCCTGCAAACGGGTCACGGATGGTACTGACCATTCGTTTCTCGCACCACAGAGTTAAAAAGCCTGGAGTTGTTTGTTCAAAAGTTTGAATTGTCATTTCTTCAACGTCAGCAATCTGCAAAAAGCGATTCCAGTTTGCCAAGTAAACGGGATAAATGTCGTTGAGATATGGGTTAATGATTACGGGTGCGCCAAAAATTGAACCCACTGCACCGCCTTCACCCTTTTCACCAAGTTCCAAGAACTTAGGCAAGCCTTGCTCGTCAGCCAAATTGCGAAGACCTTTGATGAATTTTGGAGTCATGTGCCATGCCGTTGTTGGCATACCCCAATATTGCGCGGGTAACGCATCACCCAATGCAACAATTTGTGCATACGTCGGTGATACTGAATTCACAGCAACTTCGACCACTGTGTGAATACCATCAGTCATTTGTGTGCCTGATGTACCAAACTCTGCGGTAGATGCGCCTAAATACATATTAAGACCACGCAGTCCGTTAGTCGCGCCAGTTGTTGTGGTAATAGAACCCGATTGGTCGTTGTTTAAAACCATTGAGTATGCTTCTGCCTGTGCAAATTCAAGTGTCAAATCTTGGATTAACTCTTGTTGCAAACCATTGATGTCATCAAGAGCCGCCAAGCGAATAGGCAGTTGTGCAGATAGAACGCGAGTAGGCAATACCCATGTATTTGTTGCCGTGTCAGGAGTACCCGTGTTAGGCGTAAATGAATAACCCCATGGGTCAGATTGTGTCAAAGCATTACCAGTTTTGGCAACAAATTGCACAGCAGACATATTAGGAGTTTTGATATTTAATGCGCCCATGCGAAAAGGGTTTGCATAACGCAATGCGGCAAAAGCATCATCAAAATAAGTGCGGCCACCAATATCCAAGCCTGAACCAGTAATTGTCGAGGCTTCGCGCAAATCAATAGTGACTTTGCCGCCTTCGTTGATTGCTTTTTTGATGCCGTCTAAAATTTTTTGGTTTGCACTCATTTTGATAATTCCTTAAAGATTAAAAGAGGGGAGAGTTTTACCCCTCCCCTTTAGTCTTACGCTACGTCGTAACCAGTAGCAGTTGAGCGATAGCGGATGATGCTAAATGGATCAACCACGCTCGATGCCAAACGTTTTTCCCCGTAGAAAGTTATAAATCCTGGGGCTGTCTGTTCGTAGCGACGCAGAACCATGTTAAGCCTGTCCACAATTGTGTGGCCACGATTCCAGTCACCAAAGTACATTGGGTACAACGATGTGGAGCCACCACCACCGACAGACACAGGGCTGTTCAAATAGGAGTTAACCACTACGTCAAAGCCAAGCAATTTGCCGACGATGCCATCATAGACCAATGGAGACATACGTTCAAACACAGGCGTGCCGTTGTCGTCAACCAAGCCGCGGATACCAGACAACATCAAGGGGTTGATGATGAACTTGTTACCAGTGGACCAGTATTGTTGTGGCAAACTGTGAATGAATGTAATCAAATCACCATAGGTCACGTTGTTGCTTGCTGTACCACCATTTGTTGTCAATTGGTCGTAAGTAGCAATGTCGTGCATACCATTAGATGATGCCGTACCGCTAGTGCCGTATGCCGCAGTGCTAATTGTGCCGCCTGCGTATGATGGGTTATCGCCACCATAACTATTTAGACCACGCAAACCATCTGTTTGACCAGTGCTAACAGTTGTTGAACCCGCTTGGTCCGAGTTCAAAATCATGGACAAACCTTCCTGTTGCGAGAATTCTTGCAACATATCGTCCACGACATTTGATTCCAAGCCATCGATGTCATCCAAAGCCGCAGTACGAATTGGGAACTGAACGTTGATGTCTTGCATATTCAACTGCCAAATGCTTGTCGCTTCAGTAGTTGGATTGGGACCGCTTGAGGTGTTGTTGTTAATGCCATATCCCCAAAATGCGCCCGCGTTGCCAATTTTTGCTCTAAATTGGTATGTTGAGCCATCAGTGGATACGTTACGTGACACACCGCGCATGGGGTTAATCAAACGCAGTTTGTGGAACACTGGGTCATACGCTGTGCGACCACCGATGCCTGCGCCAGAGCCAGTCAACTGTGATGCTTCAGTCATGTACGCACTGTACTGGTCCTCAGATTCCCACAGTTTTAATTCTGTGTGAACGCGTGAGTTACCTTTTGTAAACGCTACAAGTTGTTCTTTGAAACGACGATTTACGTCACCGCGAACAGTCTTGTGTGGAGTGCGAATGTACTCAGGGATTTGAATCGATGCAACTTTGGCTTCCAAAGCGGCAAACTTTTCACTCATCTCATTTTTTGCTGTTTCTACTGATGCAGAAACTTCAGTTTTGACTGCTTCAATTTTTGCTTCGTTAGATGCGCCAATTGCGTCAACTTTTTCAATAATTTTATCCATAGACATGATGATGTCCTTTCTTTAGATACGTTTTTCAAGTGCCTTGACTAACTCACGCGCTTCAAAAGCGGCAAGCAACTCATCGGCTTCATTTACCACCGCTTCAGGCTCACCCTGATTTGGTAGAGATTCAATAGACACAGAAACCGCCTCACGCTGTTCCAATGCTTTCTTGAATACCAAAGATGCGGTGGTCGCATCCTTTCGAGTCAGACCCGCCTCACGCAAGGTCTTTTCGACTGTACGAATGTTCAACAACCCTTCAGTCGTGAACATTTCTAATTTGTTAATCTCTGCATTTGGATTGTTTGGGTACATCACAATGGATACTTCGCGCAAACCGCCTTTTGTGATTTGAAAATATGCTTCTTCAGGGTCGCAATCGTCATCACATGGTTCGCCATCAGCATCGACCATTTGTGCCTCGTCAGCGTATGCACCAACAGAAACACCGCCAAACATCTTTGGAGATTCTTTCAAGATTTGATACAAGTCGTTGCCGCCAACAGTGTTTGTGTACAAGCGACCTTTTGCAGTCATGCCTGTGTCGTCAAACTCAAATGCGTTCCACTCGCCCATGGGCATACCCAAGTCGTTGTGATTTAGGAACATTGGCAAAGGTTTGTCGCCTGAATTGAACTTTTTGGCCCAATCCATAAAACCTTCAGGTTGGTAATTGAACTTTCGGCCGTCCGCGCCCTCGCGTGCGCCCCATGTTGTTACTCGGGCCTCCATCATGCCCGATGGGTTTTGCGCTTCGTTTGCGCCAGCCGCTAGTTGTACTTGCGCTTCGCAAATTAGAGTTAAATTCTTCATTTATCACCCCGTTGTGAATAGATTGATTGTCGTCTTTTATCTTGTGGGGTATCTCTGCCGTGGCGAGTGTAACATCACTTGACTTGATTTGTGAAGTGAGTGCAACGAGCATTTTTTTCAAATTGTTCATTATGTTGCGCCAATGTTCATCTTTTTCGTCTGATTTCCACCGCCACCGCCCGTATCTTGTGGTGAAGTCCCCTTAATAGGTTCGTTT